CTCGCTGGTTAGGGGGGTATTTTACTACAATAGAACCATGATTAATTTTGCACAACTAGATGGTCTATACACTGACCAGCAGAGACGGGTTGCAGCAGTCATCAAAGATGTTTTCCCGTCAGTTCGCCTCATTCGTATGGAGCCAGGACACCCACAGTTCAACCCTGAGATGCCATTCGCACTCATCGATGAACCACCAATAGGAAACTCTTACCTCATCACATGTGTGCATGAGGCTGAGATTGACCACCGCCTTCTTGCACGCCTAATGGAATCAAACATGCATGACCCCGATTCCAAAGTAAATAAGTTACAATTACTAGAGATGGCTCATGCAGCGTTAGAGGCGAAACGTGAAGAAGAATGGCGAGCTGAAAAGAAAGACATTCTGAAAAGCGCTCTCAAGTCCAACAAACACACTTGGACTCACGACGGTCAAACTCTAAGGAAGTAGAAATGCCAGCAGAGGAATTCACTCACACAGGTACAGATGTTGCCTCCCGTGTTCGCACAGGATTTGGCGATTCCTCTGGTGCGCAACTCGCAGACGCATCAATCCTTTACTGGATTAATGACGGTCAGCGCGAAATTGTAAACTCTAACCCAATCCTTCGTGCAACAAAAATTACAGATGTGGTGGCAGGGCAGTCAGATTACAGCTTCCCTAACGATAAAGTGCTCTCAATTGAGGCGCTATACATTTCAGGTTACCCGCTGACTAACCTGTCACCACAAGCAGCACGCGAGTACATTCAGGCTCAAGACCCAACAAAACTATTGAACGCTGAGCGTCCCGACGTCTGGTACGAGCGTGCTGGCATTATTACTTTGTTTCCTGTACCAAACAAAACCATCACTAATGGTCTAAAACTTGAATACATCACTAACCCAGCAAATTTGAGCGCACTCGGCTCAACCCTGTCAGTGCCAGACCGTTACTTCAACGAACTAGTCAGCTACGTCATTGCACAGGCGTTGGAGATGGATGAGAACTACGACGCTTCAAACATGAAGTTGCGTCAGTTCCGCGACGGACTAGACCGCCTATCAACAAAGGACACCCTGTCACAGGACTCACAGTACGGCACTGTAATGCCTGACCCAGCAGATACCTGGTACTAAATGTCACAAGTCATTCGCTCACGCAGCGCAACACTACAACAGTTCACCGGCGGTCTAAACAACTACTGGGACCAGTCAGCCATTGCCGACAACGAACTCGCATCAATCGTAAACTTTGAGTTCTCCACCAATGGTGCACTAATGTCACGTCCACCAATCTACGTGGACACAAACGGCAGCAACCCAGTCGTAACCCCAGTAGCAGGCGAACCAATTGACATCCTTGGAAACTACATCCGCAACGACGGCGTACGCTTCCTAGTTATCACCACCAACACCAAAACTTGGGTGTTCAACGTTCTAGCAAAAACCTTCACCCAAATCGCAACCTTTCGCGCATCAGACTGTACCCAGTACCTGAACAAAATTGTGCTCTCATCAACTACCGCAGGGCAAGGCGGATACTGGGAAAACGGTACTTTCACAAACACCCCAACCATGCCAGCACTTGGCGGTATCGAACTCTTCCAAACCCGCTTCTTTGGATACGGTGTAGAAGGCACAAGCAGCGCAAACATCATCTACTGGTCAAACATTTCAACCGCAGGACCATCAGGCGAATCAACCTCCGTCTGGACATGGACCAACTCAGCATCAAACTACATGTACGTAGAAATTGGTGGCGGAGACGGACAATGGATTACCGCAATCGCACAAGGCTACAACGACATCGTAATCTTCCGAAACGGAAGCACCTACCGCTACTCGTACAGTGACGTACCTGAAGAAGGTACTATGCAGGCGATGCAGCAAGACATTGGTGCAGAATCACGCCGTTCAGTAGTCAAATTCGAAAACGCCCACTTTGTCCTATCCGGCGGCATCCTATACAAATACCAGAACTGGTTGTACTACCCACTAAACGCCGCTAGAGTAAAGTTTGAGACGTACGATTTCACCAAACGATTCCAGCACGCCGTATCCATCGTGGGACGCCGATGCATTGTCTGGCACAACGGTGGTATGTTCTCATACAACCTAGACACGGAGACATGGAGCGAGTGGGAAAGCACAAGCAGAGTCGCATATTTTTGGACCGTACCAAGACGCTCAGGCGAATTAGAAGAATCTCTTTTCTTTGGTATCAGTGGTGGCAGTAACGTAACAGGCGCAACAGACTTCGCCCTATGGCGCATCGAAAACCAACCAACCAGTGCTGTAGGTTCAGAAACTTTCAAATGCTCCATGAGAACCAAAATCTATGACTTCCAATCACCCGTCGAATGGAAAAGATTGTTCTTCTGGACTGTTGACATGGCGTCAGCGCTACCTGTCAAAGCAGTCGCATACCCTGTATCTTTGCCAGAAACCGCTATCAAGACCAGCTGGGACCAGTTGTCAAAAGATTATGAGGCAGAAACTGGTTTCAAGACTTGGGATGAAATCTCATACGATGCCACTGGTGATACCGTGTACGGCACTTGGGATAACATTGCTAAACCGTCAGGTGCAATTGACACTCTTGTAGATGATTTTGTTTCAGGTGCAGTGCTCCGTTTCGAAGCGAAGCTAAACCAGTCTCTACGCTTCCGCCGAATCTACTTTGAACTATACTTAGACTGTGACGGTACGGCGTCCACATCACCTGTACAGGTCTTCAGCATCACCCCAATGATTGGTGCTAAGGCAAAGATTGCAAAGGAAGCTAACTAATGGCTGGTGCTGAGCGCAACGCTATACTTGGCGGTTTCGAGTTCAATCCGTACGCTGCAGGTAAGAAAATTTACGGCAACATGACCTACGCCCCTACCCGTGGCAAGGTTGATAAGACTGGTTATGCTGAGCGTGATGCTCGCATGGCTGCAAAAAAAGCTGCCGTTCTAGCTAAGCTCAAAGCAAACAATGCCGGTGCTTATGCAAACGCTAACGCTCTAAGGTACGGTAAATAATGGCTGTTAAACCACTTGCTACCCCAGTGTACGGAACTTACCAGAACATCCGTGATGCTCAGGGGACCACTCAGCAGCAAGCAGTTCAGGATACTTATAATGCTCCAGCTGCACCTGCAGGGGATATCAAAGTTGGTATTGGTCAGGGACTTATTGGTGGATTTGGGAAACCACAGACTGTACAGCCTGTTGACCTAACTTCTGGCTCAAGCGCAACCGGTGACTCAGGTACAAATACTGTTACTGGCACCCCTTGGACTTTGGAAGGTGACCCGCTATACCAGCAGGGTATCCTTCAGGGTCAGTCGCAGTTCAACCTTTCACGCAACAAAGCAATGTTTGACCTTAACGCTACCACCGCGCAGACCGCGCAAGACCGTGTAGCTTTGGACGCTAACTCTACCGAGTCACGTCGACGCCTTGCAGGTAACTATGCTGCACGTGGCATGGCTGGCGGTGCAGCAGGTGCACTAACCCTTGCAGAAGCTGAACAGAACGCAAAACAAATTGCTGCACAAACTTCTTTGAAGGACAAGTTGGCTGCTTTGAACGCTAACTTCCTAGAGAACTACGGCAACGTAAACCAGGTTGATGCTGCAGGTAACAGCAGTTACGACTGGACTGGCACTCTTGCAGGTCAGCAGTACAAGACTGCTGCAGCACAGAACGCAATCACTGCACAACTAGCAAAGTACGGAGTCGCATAATGGTAGACAACACTGGCAACCTTTTTGGTGGGGGTCTAGATAAAGGCTCTAAAACAGCTATTACCAAAAATGCATCAAACTTTTGGAATGGTGTAGGCGGATTCTTTGGTGGCATCGCCAATGCCCAGGGTCAGGCAGCTAACCCATACGGTCAGTATGGTGCACCTGCCGCAAAAGCACCACTTGGTGCACCAACTCCTGCAGCACAGACAAGCTTTAATAACATGACCAAACTATTTGCTAATGCTATGTCAGCTCCAGCAAAGTCAGCCCCCACAGTAACTGGAGCGAAGTCTCCTACTAGTGGAGTAACTCCTGCCTCGATTGCTGCAACTATTAAACCAATTAACACTAATTCACAGCGTTATGCAGAAGAGCAGGCTGCCAAGCAGCTAGGTCAAACCTACACTCCAGGTCAGGCTGCAGGCTCAGCAGCAACCGCTGCACAGGCTGCACAAGACGCCGCCCGCAACTCTAAGATTGACACCAACCTAGGGGCAGTTTACTCACCCCTACAGGACCTACTAAAAGTACAGCAGGCTGCAGCAGCAAAACGTTACGAACAGAACAAAGCAGACATTACCTCAATCTTTGGTGCCCTATCAGGTCTCACCGCAGAAGATACTGCACGCATCAACAAGCAGTTCACCGACTCAATTACCAAACAGCAGCAAGATTATGCAACCCGTGTTGCAGAACAGAAAACTGAAGCTGCTGCTGGAACTGCACAGGCTGCAACTACTGGCGCTGAACGCGGTACTGGACCAGCCTTGAATGTCAGCCCAGTACAGCAAGCTGCAGATGCTGCAAACGCTAGCGCAAACGAAACCCTAACCAACTGGCAGGGTCTAATGCAGTCAACTCAGGCTCAGACCATCAAGGATGCTGAAACTCGTGGCGCAGGCTACACTCAGCAGAAACTTGGCTCACTAGCCCAACTATCAAAGAACTTTGAAGATACCCTGTCACAGTTCGCAGCACAAGATGCCCAGCTGAAGTCACAAATGGCTCAGTCAAAGATTGACGCACAGAACGCTTACATGTCCAACGACTTCGCTGCAGCACAAGCTGCAGATGCGCAGCAAAACAAACTACAGCTACAGGACCTAAAGAACCAAGGTCTAATGGATGTTGCAACTTTGAAAGCTAAGGTAGCTCTTGCACGCGGTGCAGGCTCAGCAAAACCAAACCTAAAGGGCGTAGAAGCCCTGATGGCTAAGGCTGCAAGTACCGGTGTTGACTTTATTGGTGTACAAAGCTCTGTACAAGACGCATACAACACTGCTTACTCCCAGAAGAACCCTGACAAGACTAAAGCCGGTAAAGCTCCAACCGTTCAAGAGGTAAAGGCTGCATGGTATTACATCAATGGTGGTAGCCCACAGGGAATGGCTAAGAAAACTCCAGTAGCAACCGGATTGATTGAAGACCTATACAAGTAGTCTTGCTCTATAATTAGTCTATTGACTACCTAGGACGGATTACCTTGGCTGACCCAAAGAAACCTGTAAGCCCTTACGCAAATACTAAGGTGACAGGCAAAAAAGCAGTAGCTGCTTCACCTTACGCAAAGACAAATGCTAAACCTGCAGAAACAAACCCTGTACTAGCAGCAGGTCAGTCAGTCCTTGACGCAATCTCAACCCCCCTCTACTTTGTAGAAGGAGCCATCAACGAAGGCGTCAACCAAGCCAAAGCTGGCAAAGTTGACCTAGGCGCAGTCCTAGGCGCTGCAGGCAAAAACGCAACCTCATGGACCCGCGGCGAACAAACCATCCTCGGCTCAGACCTACTCAAAAATATGGGCGTCATCGGTGCCAAAGGCTCAGGCTCACCAATTGAAGAGAACACCCCAGGTGCTTTCATTGCAGGCTTGGGTGCAGATATCATCCTCGACCCAAC